ACATCAACTGATACTTGTTCTTAAGCTTCTGATATTCAGGAACAACTTGAACGAATGAGCCTGCCTTTGATTCCTTCGTAGAAATCAATGCCATGGGCATTTCAATACCGTTAGTAGAGTTGATAACAACACTGCTTGATTCTACCGGAGCGATTGCCATCAGTGTAGCGTTGCGAACACCATAGTCCTTAATGTCAGCACGTAATGATTCCCAATCGAGTTCGGGAGTAAAGTTAGCAAGAGTGTTTACACCCTTTGCTCTAAGTTCCCAAGGGAAGATACCTTGACCATAACGTGTACGATCACTATCATTACACTTACCGCGTTCCTTAGCAAGTTCTACGTTTGCTTCGGTTAGATAATAAGCCTGATGTTCCATCCAGCTCTTTACTTCTTGTAGTGCTTCTGGCTCTCCATACTTGAAACTACGCTTGGCGTGCCAGTATGCGAGATTAGTAACACCAATGCCAATTGGTCTAATATCTTCGTTTGACAACTTTGACTGAATGCTCAAGAAATCCTGATAATCAAGGATGTTGTTCAAGCTACGCAATAGAATGCGACATGCTCTACGCATATCTTCTGGATTTCTAAACGCGCCCCAATTCATACTCCCGAGGGTACATAAAGCCACACGGCCTTCTACTTCGTCAACCTCGTAATAATCATATTCCTCATCGTCTTCGGGGACAGCATCTACATATTCGTAAAGTTCGCTCATTCTACTACTCCAAACCGTTCTTCAATAGTTTCAATGGTTGTTCCCAGTTGAACATACTTAAATGACTGTCCGCTGATTGGTTCAACCCGAACTGGAATCTTTTTAATCTGCTCTATGCAATCCTCAACAATCAGCTTAGCCAGGGTTTTTTGCAGCTTTATAATCTCATCATAATCAAGCGTAGTCCAGGTATACGGAACCGTAATATCTAATGACTTGTTGATAAGTTCTTCTATTCTATTCATAATCTTTTTCCATATTTCGTAATCAAATAATAACTCTTACCAGTAGATGACATTGCTTCTGCTATGCTACCGTATACCATCCCATCATAGTCAATAGAAGTTGCTTCGTGATGTTCACTACCTTTAACTGCTTGGCGGCTCAATCTTAATGACTTTTCTTCTTCGGTTTCGTACTGGTATTCTTTATAACTATACTTTACATTTCTGTTGTTTGTTATCTTTTTGCACCTATACCCCTTGAACGAGCCGCGCTTGCCTCTTGCTACTGCACTCATCGCACTCGGATTCAAGTTGTGTTCTTTGCAGAACTGTAACATATTCTTTATAACAATGATGCTTCCGTCTGGACAAATAACCTCCCAAGTATCAGAAATCTTATCTCGTTGCTCTTGTAGCATAGACAATCCTCTGTTTCCTCCGCCGTCGATTCCGTTTTCAGGAATTAGATTAGCCCAAATCTTTCTCCCACTTTCGTCCACTGAGTCAACAATATTATTGTCAGCGGAAAAAGAAAGTGCATAGTACATCAACTCGTCTTTATTCTCAAATAACTGATACCAAACTGTTTCTACCTCATTGCCGTGTTCTTCTAAGTGTCTAGTCCAATATGTGCCCGAACCTAAATACTTAACCGGATCATACCTTGAAGTTTTACAAAAGTATTTCAATCCAGTTACCTTATGTTGTTTAATCATCAACCAAGTTGCCGTAAAGTCAGTCATTTCAATGTTCCCAATGTGCATAGTTATTTATGCCAGAAGAAACATTTATAACTTTCTTACATTAACAAAATCTGCCGGCTTGTTCTCTAGGAACTTAGCAGAATCCTTCTTCTTGACTTTTACTATCTTCCTAGTAGCGTCTAACCGCTTGAAGGGCTTTGTGGGAAGAAGAATCTCGCAGCAAAGGTTTGATTGATAGATCGTATGATATTCAGGGTCGAATGGTCCCTGATTCATAACGTTATCAATGAATACAAGATAGATTCTACCTGTATCAGTGCGTTCCTTGAGAATGCCTCCCTTGAAGACTTCCTCAGCACTCATTACCTTTCTGCGTAAATCCTTGCGCTTTTCATACTTCACATAAAGTTCTTCAAACTTTGCTGTGTCACTATAGAATGCTTCATATAGTTCTGGAACTTCGTTTGGATCAAAGAATGTAATGTTCTCTTTGTTCTTGAAACGGCGCCAGAAGAATGCGCTAAGAACAACACCATAATCCATGTGACGAACACGAGTTTCTTCCGTGCCCTGATTGTTCTTAAGAACAATCAAATCGTCAAATTGATGATGCCAGATAGGATAGAACACAGTAGCACTAGCATTACGAATGCCACCCTGTGAACAACTGCGAAGATCACCGAACCATTTCTTTAAGAACGGAATCATGCCGGTATGCATGATTTCGCCCCCTCGAATAGGCGAACCGAGGGGACGAAGCCTGCCGATTTCTAAGCCAATACCAGCACGTTTGCTGGCATACTTAGCCATCATTTCTCCACTAGCGAAAATCGAATCCAAATCGTCATCGCTGCGAATAAGTACACAAGAGCTAAACTGCTTTGTTGGAGTACCGAGACCAGCGAGAACAGGAGTAGCCAAAGTAAAAAGCCCGTCACTGGCCGCCGTATAATATTCTTTAATAAACTTGAGACGCTTGCTAGGTTCTTCCATATGAAAAACGGTAGCTGCTGCAACCATGTAACGGACTTGTGGAGTTTCATAGATTTCCTTAGTGGCTCTATTGCGAACAAGATATTTTTCAATCATTTGTTCAATTGCTGCGTATGAGTACTCCTCATCCTTCTCGTGATCGATGAATTCATCCATCTTATTCCATTCATCTTCGGAATACCATTCGAGAAGTTCAGGAGTGTAAAGGCCCACCGACACGTTCTTCTTTACAATCTCATACAATGATGGTGGGTTATAATCTCCGTAAACGTCTTTACGAAGCATAGACAATCTTTGTCTACCAGCGACATACTGGTAGTTAACGTGTCCAACGTCAGGGTTCTGTTCAACATCAATCAAGTCTACAATAGCTCTAAGAGTGATTTCGTCAATCTCTCTAGTAGTAATGCCATCATAAAAATGAGGGTGAGCCTTGATTTCAATCATAGATTGGCTCACATCAGCAGTGCCATTGCAAACCTTAGTTACTTGTTGTTGCCACTTTTCCAGGGCTAGTGGTTCTGTATTGCCTGATCGTTTTCTTACATTAATCATTCTTCGCCTATTTTCTTTTTTAATGGATCTATTTTGATATTCTTTACGATTGTAAAGTCTGATAGATTGATATTTAACACCGACTCGGGCCAGTAATTCAATACATATTTTGCGTTGTCTACCAGGACTAATACAACATGTTCTTTATTATCGTCTAAAGCTTCCACAAAGTCAATGTCTTTTATACCCAATAGCAACAGTGTGTAGACCATTCCCAAAGCGCGACCATAGTAACAATAGTTGTTATCATTGATCAATTCCCAGGGATTGGGCCAGTCTTCAATATCGTCTGGATGTAAGTAATATGTACTTAGTGGTACTCGTTGCCAAAACCTATCTACTTCTATGCAGATGGTAGATAGGTCTTGTCCGTTTAAGCTTTCTTTCAGTTTGAACCACTCACGGAGACGAGTGTAATAGTCTAGTAAAAATACATTAATCACACTGTTACTTATTCAGTTAACGTAAGATGCAATATTAACCATAAGTTGCGTTCAATGTATACCACTGTGTTGTGCTTGTTGAGATATAGTCAAGTCTTGCACCAGCTGGCTGTGAGTATGCAGCGTTAGCAGCAGCACTATTGATGATGCCAGTTGATGCCGGGTACACAAGCAGTGCGTTTGCGCTAGTGTTGATTACCGTAATTCTCATTCCTGCTACCGCTGTTGGTAGCACGACGCCAGCACCCGATGCCACAGTCGAAACTACATTAAATTCTTTCGTGAGTGCGGTTGCAGTACCTTGTGTGGTACCTGCTGCTGAAATGCCCGTACCAACTGATACGATAGAGTAGGCAGACGAAATAACGTTTGCGCCGGTGACATTGCCGACCACATTAAGTGCTGCACTAACGTTGGTATTAGTAGCGTTCAAGAAAACAGTAGCAGTATTAGACACGGACTGAATTCTAATACCGGTGTTCGCAGATGCCCAAGGAGCAATAGTTAAGTTTGCATTTCCCTGTGCTGAACCGTTTGCAAACACGATCATGGTGTCGTCTGCGGCTGCTAAGTTATTATACGATCCTGCGCCTGCTCTCGGTATCAAACCAATATCTTGGGCGCCGTTTACTGCTCTAACAATTTTAGTAGTAGTTGATGTTCCGACAGAATCAGTAGAAACTACACCGGTTGTTCCGGTAACCGATAAGCTTGTTAGCGTACCAACACTCGTGATGTTTGGTTGTGCTGCTGTTGTTACAGTGCCGGCGGTAGTGGCAGTTGTTGCGCTTCCTGCGCTTGTTGCGTAAGTTGCGTTTGCTACAGTACCAGTAACGTTAGCACCCGTAATAGATGAGAGGGCAGAACCATTACCACTAACATTAGTAAACACACCCTGTGTCGCGCCGATATTTCCCACGTTAGCATTACCAGAAACATTAAGAGTTCCAGCAACATTGGCTCCAGCAGAAGTAGCAGTGATTCTTGCGGCGCCATTCGCATTGATGGTGACGTTTGCGTTTGCAGTAATAGTAATATTCGAGTTACCATTTTGCATCAATCCACTATTGATAGTAGTGATATTTCCTGTAGTAAGGATTGCAGTAGCAGCGCCAAGATTACCTACGTTAGCATTCCCGGTAGAATTAAGCGTACCCGACACATTTATTCCTGTACCAGTAACCGTTAATGTCGTGTTACCTACGGCAGCAACAGTGACGTTGCCATTTGCAGCAGCAATATTTACATTTGAATTTCCATTAGCAAGTGTACCTACAAATGTGTTTGCCGTGATTACATTGGCGCCAGAAATATTGCCGCCCGTTCCTGTACCAGTCGTGATATTTCCTGCTGTTAAGTTACCAGTAATATTAGCAGTAGTAAAGTTTGCGATATTTGCGCTTATGTTTCCTGCTGCAAGATTACCAGTTACGTTTGCAGTGCCGGTGATGTTTGCACCTGTTCCAGTGACTACGAGAATATTAGCGTTGCCAGCTGAGCTTAGATTGATATTTCCGTTAGTAGCCGGAATACTGATAGTCGATGTTCCGTTAGCTACGTTTCCTACGAGTCCCCCCACAAAAGTAGTAGCCGAAATAGAAGCATTGCTTAAGTTAGCAACAATGCTTGTATTGAATACTGCCGAAGAGTTGCCATTTGCTGATGAAGCAGTAAACATCGGATAAACCGTTGTAGCGGTTGATGTATTCTGCAATAGTGCTGCTGCGTTCGTAGCACTTATTGCTGTTCCGGCTGTAGCAGCATTCAAGTTGGCAACTTGAGTAGTTGAAGAAACCACTAGTGGAGCAGTACCAGTTGCAACGTTAGAGATTATCTGAGGCGCAGTGATGTTAGCGGTAGCTGTAATGGCATTACCGCTAATGTTGCCATTACTATCAATGACAACATTTGCATTACCTACCGAATACCCGTCTACTGAATTAAACTGTTTCTTAGCCATGTATTACTTTCCAGTTATTTATTCAGCAGAACTTATATCAATCTATATTGGGTCGTCCATACTGTTGAGTTGCTACTTGCAGGAGTTACTTGTAGTCTTACTTGTCCTCCTACAATATTAACAGCAAGAGCACCAGTGTATCCGCCCAAGTTAACAGTACCGAATGTAGAGTAATCTACGTTTGTTCCGTCTGTTACTGCGATAACAGTAGCAACACCATACTTAGATCCAGCAGCGTCAACTGATTTCACTAAGAATTCTACACCAGTAACACCAGTAGCAGAGAAGCTAGCAATAGTCTGGTTAGCTGTAATTGCTGTAGTAGTTACACTGCCATATGAAATAGCAGTAGTGACACTAGCATTACCAAGAATTACGTTTCCAGAAACATTCGCTGTAGTTACGTTTGCGCTAGTTGCGCTGATATTTCCACTAGAAACGTTTCCTGATACAGTGAGACTTGACAGTGTACCAACACTTGTGATATTCGGCTGTGCTGCTGTAGTTACTGTACCCGCTGTAGTAGCAGTTGTAGCACTTGATACTGTTCCTGAAACATTAGCCCCTTGGATGTTACTAATGTTGCCGCCTTCGCCTTGAAGTTGGCCAGCAGTTACCTTATTAGTTACAGTAAGAGAACTTAATGTACCGACTGAGGTAATGTTGGGCTGTGCTGCGGTAGTTAAAGTACCAGTTAGTAAGCTAGCACCGATAGTACCTGAGTTAGCATAAACGTTACCGCTAGTGACATTGCCTGTTACAGAAAGCGAAGACAACGTACCGACTGAGGTAATGTTGGGCTGTGCTGCTGTTGTTACAGTACCAGCAGTTGTAGCGGCGCCAGCGGTAGCAGCATTCAAGTTTGCTACTTGGGTCGTGCTTGTCACTACAAGAGGAGCAGTACCAGTAGCAACATTCGAAATTAACTGAGTACCGCTAATGTTACCTGTTGCGATAACTCTTGCTGTACCTAAGTTACCAACGTTAGCATTGCCTGTTACTGATAGCGCGCCACCTGTAGTTAGATTGCCGCCTGATACGTTACCAGTAGCAGAAACAACACCACCTGTAGTTAGATTGCCGCCTGATACGTTACCAGTAGCAGCGAGTAGTCCACTTGTTCCCAAGTTACCAACGTTAGCATTACCAGTGATATTAGCAGTGCCAGTAGCAACTAAGTTTCCTAATTTAACAGTTGGATAAGTAGCATTAGCCCAATCAACTACTGTTGTAGGGGCATTCGGTAGGCCATCGAAGAATGTCCAGGTATCGGTCGTAGCATTTCTTGCTATACCAGTGAACAGTTCAGAACCGGTATTATATTCAGCAACGATACCTAGGTCAACTAAGTCACCTGTATTGTTAGCACCGATAAAGATTAGAGGGTCGCCCACGACAAGATCGGTAACATTCGAATAGTTCAAATTACCAGTGACGTTGATGTTGCCAGTAACGTCTAAGTTACCATTTGTAACAGTAAGTGTACCGCTCGACACTTGTAGCCCATTACCAGCAGTAATCTTGTTTGTGGTAGTGATGTTATTAGCACTAACGTTACCTGAAACTGTCAACGAAGATAGAGTACCGACACTTGTGATATTGGGTTGTGCCGCAGTAGTTATTGTACCAGTTAGTAAGCTAGCACCAATAGTACCTGAGTTAGCATAAACATTGCCGGCAGTGACGTTACCGGTTACACCTAGTGAAGTTAGAGTACCTACACTAGTGATGTTAGGCTGAGCATTAGTTGTTACAGTGCCAGCAGTAGTTGCGCTCGTAGCAGAACCACTGAGTGTACCTACAAAAGTAGTAGCATAGAGAGCGCCATTTGATGTATTAGCAACGAATACCGAATTTGCGGTTTCTGACACGTTACCGGTGAGTGCGTTACCGAACAATAGATAAGCGTTACCGCTTGACTGAGTAGTTACGTTAATGAAGTCTGCTACGTTAGCATAAGAAACATTAAGATTTGCTACACGAGTTGTCGAAGTTACTGTTAATGGAGCAGTGCCAGTAGCAACGTTTGAGGTTAGTGTGCTGCCGATTACTGATCCACTCGTTAGTAGGTTGCCAGCAGTAGCATTTCCTGATACAGTAAGACTTGATAATGTACCAACGCTAGTGATATTGGGTTGAGCCGCTGTTGTTACGGTACCGGCTGTAGTAGCAGAAGTAGCACTTGCTACTGCGCCACTTACATTAGCACCTTGAATGTTGCTGATATTTCCGCCTTCGCCCTTAAGCGTAGCAGCACCAATAGTACCTGAGTTAGCATAAACATTGCCGGCAGTGACGTTACCGGTTACACCTAGTGAAGTTAGTGTACCTACTGAGGTTATGTTAGGCTGAGCGTTTGTTGTTACGGTGCCTGCGGTTGTTGCCGATCCAGCAGTTGTAGCAGAAGTAGCACTTGCTACTGCGCCACTTACATTAGCACCTTGAATGTTGCTGATGTTGCCACCTTCGCCCTTAAGAGTCTGTGCACCAATTGTACCTGCATTAGCGTAGAAATTTCCAGCAGTAGCAGTGCCGGTAACTGCTAAAGAAGTTAAAGTACCGACACTTGTGATGTTTGGCTGAGCAGCAGTTGTGACAGTACCTGCTGTAGTTGCTGAGCCAGCTGTGCCTGCACTTGTTGCGTATGTAGCGTTGGCTACTGTACCAGTGACGTTATCACCTGGAATGTTAGTAAGACCAGCAGCGTTGCCAGTGAATACACCGGTGCTTGCAGTGATGTTAGCAGCAGTGATATTACCACTAACACCTAATGACGTTAACGTACCGACCGAAGTGATGTTTGGCTGAGCAGCAGTTGTCACCGTACCAGCAGTAGTTGCACTTGCAACCGTACCGCTGACATTAGCACCTTGGATATTGCTGATATTTCCGCCATCGCCTTGTAATTGTCCAGCAGTTACTTTTCCAGTAACAGTTAGTGAAGTAAGAGTACCAACTGAGGTGATGTTTGGTTGAGCAGCAGTGGTTAATGTACCAGTGAGAAGACTTGCACCGATAGTTCCTGAGTTAGCATAGAAGTTTCCAGCAGTAACAGTTCCAGTAGAGTTTAATGTTCCTGCAACGTTGACACCTGTACCCGTAACTGTTAAGATATTAGCATTTCCACCAACACTGAACAAGATATTGCCGTTGTTCAGAACAGCAATATTAGATGTGCCGTTACTTAATCCAGCAGTGCTGACCGTAATGAACGATAGATTGCCTGCACCGTCTGTTGCAAGTACTTGTCCAGCAGTACCGCCAGCAATTCTAACGTTGCCGATACTGTTGAGGTTGCTAACACCAGTAGTAGTGATATTAGTAGTAGTGATATCCCCGTTTGCAAGGATAATATTAGCTGGGGTTTCACCAACTGAGAAGCCTGCTACTGAATTTAAAGGTTTAATTGCCATTTGTTGTTTCCTATGCTATGTTATATTTATCAATTTAAGCTGCGAATACTGTGATCAGCATTTTGTATACTGTTTGGTTTGGACTATCCGGAGTCACTAATAATTCAAGAGCAGGGGGAGTAATAATATTTCCTGCGTTATAATCAACTTCTAATGTTCCTACACCACCGTTAATGTACAATCCAGCATACTCGTTAAACTGAACTTGTCCATTATAAACAACAGATGAAATCTTACTAGACTGTCTGGTTCCAGCAGTTGAATCAGTAGCTATGATGTGGAATTCTACACCTGATATCCCGTCAGTTGGTATGCTATACAATAATTGTCTAGCACTAGTGCTAGCAGTAGTAGCAAAATAAACCTCACTAGATGAGAACTTATATACGCCAGCGCCCATTTGGAACGTATTAGCGATTAAGTTTCCACCGACTGCTACCGTATTAGTAGAATTATTGAAAGTGAAGTAAGGGCTAGCGCCGAACAAACCATTGTCATTGAACTGCACCTGAGTATTTGATCCTGATGGGTTTCCGTTTCCACCACCCCCGCCGCTTGCTTGCCAGCTTAAGTTTCCTGTTCCGTCTGTTGTCAGAACGTAACCATTCACACCGCCAGTTATCTTTACATTAGATACTGTTCCTAAGAATATGTTAGCTGATCCAGAGAAGTTTACGTTCCCGGTCGCTCTTAGGTTACCAGTAACATTAGCTCTAGTGGATACGTTTACGTTAGGAGAACTGAGCGTATTAACAACTTGTACTGTTCCAGTATCAATCGTATCTGCGTTAAGATCAGTGATGTTAACTGTAGCAGCAGTTAATGTATCAGTATCTTTATCAAAGGTTAGTGCGGCACTACCGTTGAATACACCATCGTCATTAAACTGTAATTGTGTGTTTGAACCACCTGGTGTTCCGTTACCTCCACCGCCTGACTGTGATACCCAAGAAAGTACACCATTACCGTCAGTAGAAAGAACATACCCAGCAGTACCACCTGTGATCGTAATGTTACCAACTGGACCTAGACTTGTTAAACCAGTGACTGATAGATTAGCTGTGGTCAATAAATTGTTACTGGTGCTAAACGTTAATGCGGGACTAGCACCAAAATTTCCAGCGTTATTATATTGTAGTTCTCCGGTGCTCCCGCCAGGAACACCGTTTCCGCTGCCGCCGCCGCTAAAGGGCTGACCATTTGCCCAGAAATAGTGGGTAGCATAAACATTATTAGCAGTAACATTTCCAGTAGTCAATACGTTAGTGACTACATTACCGTTGCCATCAATAACTTCTACCGCAGGAATGCCTGCTGAGAAGCCGCCTAAAGAGTTAAATTGTTCTACTGCCATGCGAAAAGCCCATTATGTTATTAACTATTTAGCTAAAATTTAGATTTTAAGTTACCGACTACCGGAGTTTTAAACTTAAGCAAATCATCTTTTTACTCCGGTAGTGATAAATAAATACATGAAAACTTCTGTATACTGGATAAGATTATCCGAACACACTGATATAACCACTCAAGGATACGTAGGCGTATCCAAAGATCATTCTCGCCGGTTCCGAGAACATAAAAAACAATGTAAGAACGGGAAACATGTGAATCCTCATCTCAGTGCTGCATTTAGTAAATATGGCAGTGATGCTTTTATCGTTGAAGTCTATTACGTAGGTGATAAGCAAGAATGCTATGATAAAGAAGCCGAACTAAGACCTACTACTAACATAGGGTGGAACGTTGCGCCGGGTGGAAGGGGAGGCCCAGGGTGGAGTAAAGAAACATGCAAAAATGGGAGGCTGGGAGGAAGGCCTACTATAAAAGAACAACCACCCAGACCCATTTGCTCACATTGTAAATTTGCTCTTGCCAAACCTAACGGGAAGAGTAAACACGGCTTTCAGAAATGGCACAAGTATTGTGAAGACTGTGCCAAGACCATGTACTCAGGTAGATTCAAACATCTACAGCATAAGGGCAATGAGTGTGAAGAATGCGGTTTTGTACCAGAAGATCGTATTCAGCTTGATCTTGTGTATCGTGATGGAAATAAAAAGAATAAAAAGAAAACTAATC